GCCGAAGGTATGTTATTTTAGTGGTGAATCCCCCTGTGCGGCGGGGCGTCCGGTAAAGTCAACATCCCTTTGACGCAATATGCACGCGAGGCTTGCTGTCCGGGGCAGTCTCACCGGGAGGCACCCGGCACCACACTCATTTCTTATAATGCTAAATTTCTAATCTCAGACTCGCTCATCCGAACGGTCCTGTTTCATTTTAGGCTCATGAGTTTCATTCAATTGAAAATTACCTGGTACAGTAATACTAGAACTGTAAGATAACCCCAGTATTGTATGTGGTAAAAAAATGTATTTGTCATCTTTCATCCCTCTGGTTCCACTTTGTTATGTTCCTTATGCAATAAATGAACCATTCTATAGGCTAATAAAATCAATTTGTTATGATGGGCTTGTGACGTTAGATGCACTCCGGAAGTGCAATCGCACTAAAAAGAGGCTCACCAGTAGAGTTATTACATCGCATCTGATAATGCCATCTGAAGAGGCTATGACCAGAACTAGCCCCGTGGATAGCAAACAGTGAGTTGTGGTTTCTTGCAACGCTGCATAATCTGCTCCGCTCTATACTACCTGCTTAGTATCGCGGAGGACTGTATGAAGGAAGGGTATTACTGGATTCAACATTGTGGATGTGTACAGGTGGCGTATTACACGAATGACACTGTTGATGATCTGGAAACGGGTAAAACAATCACAGGTGTCTGGCATCTGATCAGAGGCGATGATATTTGCCATAACGGTGAAGCTGAGGTTCTCGAAGGGCCGTTGCAGCCACCGCAATAAAAAACACCAAACATCCAATCCCTGGCTCTCGCCGGGGATTTTTCATTTCAGGCTCACGGGAATCATCCGCTACGTGCTTTGTTGATAAATCCAGCCCGTGAAGCCTGACCCTTTTGAAATTATAGGGCTATTTGTTTGCAGATTTGCTTTATCGGCCCTAATGTTAAAGAGCATTCAGTAAAAGCTCTCGTTTGAAGTTGTTGTGATGAATCCCCCTAAGCGGAGGGGTAAAAGTGACAGTAAACAATGTCAGGGAGTGACATGCAAAGTGCTCACGGGTCATGGTTTGTCAGCCAAAGGCCCACCGGGAGGCACCCGGCATCGCGTTAACGCTTCAGTATTGCAAAATGCTCCTTTTCTGGCCCGTTCATTCGAACGGGCTTTTTTATTCCCTTTCCACAAAGCGCCATCCGAAAAATCGGAGGTGAGGCTATGACCAGAATGAGCACCATTTACAGCAGACTTTCATATGGATCAGGAACCACGCTTGCCGGCTGCGGTGTATCAGCGAAGGCATATGCCGAAACAGCCAAAACAGCAAAAGAGGTGTCCTGGATGTTGGCCGACAGAATTGCAGGGTTAAGCCTGAGCGACTGGGCAATTATTGTCGGTATCGCATGCACAGTTATCACCTGCGCAGTGAACTGGTATTACAGGAAAAAGGAAAGGGAGGACCGGCTTAATGGCAATGTCACCAAAGCTGAAGAATAAACTGAGCGCAGCGGTTGTTGGTTTGATTCTTGCGGGGGCTTCCGCGCCCGTTATTCTCGATCAGTTTCTGGATGAGAAAGAGGGTAATAGCACAGCAGCGTACAAGGACGGCTCTGGTATATGGACAATTTGCCGTGGCGCCACGATGGTTGATGGTACGGCAGTAGTTCAGGGCATGAAGCTGTCTTCTGAGAAATGCGTCCAGGTAAACGCCATTGAACGCGATAAAGCGCTGGCGTGGGTTGACCGAAATATCAAAGTACCACTGACCGAACCACAGAAAGCCGGAATTGCGTCGTTCTGTCCCTACAACATCGGCCCCGGAAAATGTTTCCCATCTACGTTTTATAAGCGGATCAATGCAGGCGACCGTAAAGGAGCCTGTGAAGCGATCCGCTGGTGGATTAAAGACGGTGGCCGCGATTGTCGCCTGACCAAAGGGCAGAAGAATGGTTGTTATGGGCAGGTAGAACGGCGAGACCAGGAAAGCGCGATGACGTGCTGGGGGTTGGATTAATGACCTTCAAAGCGTGGTTGATACTCGCCATTGAGATTCTTTTGTCGTTGCTGGTTATCTTCATCCTCTACGGACAGGTCAGTAAAGAGGCGAAGCGCGCCGATGATGCCGAGTCACTGGCTAAGCGGCAGCAGGAAACAATTGACGATATGACAGTGCGTCAGCGTGATGTTGCCGCACTCGATGTTAAATACAGCGGAGAACTGGCATATGCCAAAGCCACTATCGATCAGCTTGAGCGCGATGTTGCTACTGGCAAGCGTCGGCTGCAGCTCAACGCCAAGTGCGCCACGAACGGAGCGACCAGCACCTCCGGCTTGGATGATGCTGCCAGCCCCCGACTTACTGACGCCGCTGAACGGGATTATTTCACCCTCAGAGAGCGAATCGAAACCAGCGGGAGAATGATTGCCGGGTTGCAGAACTACATTCGTAAGATTTGTGTTAGATAAATTATATCCAATAAGCCCAAGTGAATGGGCTTAAGTGTTTAAACGCATTCCACTTGACCTGGAATAGAGCAATTTGGAGTTATGTCATGAGTAGTCATTCCCCACTTGTTAGGATCTGAGTTATTCCTAAAATGCAATTGTAGTTTGAAATTCTGATCGTTACATTGGGTCTCAAGTATGAGTTGATACTTACCTTGATCAAAGCAAGTGTCGCAGTCACTGAAGCAGTTTTGTTTAATTTGAGGCATGGGGAAAAATTCCCCCCAATTACCAGAACTTCCTGTCATTTTGGCTTTAATAAGTGTATATCCAGCTGTTCGCAATCTCAGGAAAACACCGTAACGGTTTGTTAAAGCAGAAGTGACATTGGGTGAGCTTAGTGAGATTTCTTCTTCTGTAGAATCATAAAGTTGCATCTCTTGATTTGAAGATCTAATTAGATTTTCCATTTGTTTCTCCAACTCGATGAAAAAACGGGACCCATTACACAAATTTATGTATAGGTTCCCTCTTGGGCAACACAGATGATAGGTTCGCTTACTTCTTACCATAGGTCATCAATGAAATTATTTTAATAGGAAAGAAGCATGAGCAAACCGGACTGGGACGAGCTACAGCAACGGTTCCTGTCAAATTGTCAAGATGTACTACTAGTGCCAGAGCGAATCGAAGCGGTCATGCCAAAAAGTTAGTTTTGAAGGGTTTGATTATTGATGTGGTGGACATATATACAGGTTGTGGTATGTCGCCACTCATTTAGGGTAATGACCATGAATCAGGCTATCGAGCAAGTAATTTATAATGCCATGAGAAGAAATGAAATCGGAGCTGGCGTTGGTTCTTCTGCTACAGCTAATGAAATCATTAAAGGGATAAAACCCTATTATCAAGCAGCGAGTCAGACGGAGAGGCAGGCTATCATCGAAAGGCTAAACAAACTAAAAGTAGAGCCTGGCGTACCAGTTCCATCTAACATCGCACAGCTATTAAGTAATTAATAACAGCCGCCTACGGGCGGTTTTTTATTGTCACCATCATTGGCATTACAGCAGGTATTCGCTGAGTGCCTGTGATAATGTTTTATCTCCTAAATAAGAGGGATAAAACTAATGACAAAGCAAGTTTTGGCTATTCTCCCTGGTGATGTTACCGAGTGTATATCTGTTGCTGACGATCTTAAGACTGTTGAATTTATTGGCGATAAAGGTGCTCACCTAAGCTTACCAATAGAGCAATATAGATTTGAGAATAATGACTACCATGTGGCTCGATATAGTGACATGGTTGATGATGTGCAGATTAAAGCAGCCATCAAAAAACACTTTTAATCATGTTAAATCTTTAACGAACATGGCCTCGCTAATGCGGGGCTTTTTTACGCGCTTCGCACACGCACGACACAGAGAGTCTTTCAGTAGCGATTCTGAATACCATCGCAATAAATACAATTGATAGCCATTATTATTTGAATGGGTCCTCCCAGGGAGGTGGCCTGCCACGGGGCGGGAGCGGCGCGGAAAACGGCTAGTTTTTCGGATCTAAGGTCATCATCATCATTTGCGCAGGTTATTGATCTCATTAGAGGCGATTTCGTGCAGATGTCGAATCGTTTAAAAAGTGTTCACCATCATGGACCAGGAAATTGCCACTTT